ACCAAAGGATTCTTACCCTATGACAGATCCATGTGACGACTGGTCGAAGATGCCGGTGAAAAAACCTGAAGAGCGGGGTTCGATTCCTCGCACCGATGCCAACTTTCGCGCATCTGAGATACGAATAAGTTGGAAGATGATCCGGCCCGGTTGCTAACCAGTTGGCCCCTTGAATGGGGTGGGGATCAAGACCTCCATCTTCCGCCATGCTCCCCTAGCCCAATTGGTAGGAGGCGGCTGGTTCAAAACCAGTACAGTCCCGGTTCGAATCCGGGGGGGAGTACCAATAACGGATGGTCCTGCTGTGTGGACGGCAAGCGGTGTTGAATACCGTGTGGCTCCGAAAGGATGAGGGTTCGACTCCTTGGCCATCCGCCAAATTGATCGTGTGGCTCGAATGTAAGGCGCTTCCCTGCAAAGGAAGAGGATGCAGGTGCGAGTCCTGTCACGATCTCCATAATCTTGGCTGGGGCGGTAGGATTCGAACCTACGAATGACGGGATCAAAGCCCGATGCCTTACCGCTTGGCGACGCCCCAACAACCTTGGTACTAGGCAAAGGATTTGAACCTTCCTGACAACGGTTCACAACCGTGTCCCCTAACCCGTAGGAGCCTAGCATATTCTTTCGTCTCTGGCCCAAGGGACTGGATTTGCACCAGTATCTCCGGGTCAACCACCCGGTATCCTATCTGTCGGGACGATGGGTAGACCCACAATCACCTATGTTAGAAGACCCTTGGAAGGTCTGGTGTGACAAGATGGATTCGAACCACCGACGCTCTGGCCTTCAACCAGACGCTCTACCCCTGAGCTACTGTCACAATCTTGGTGTACCGGCAGGGATTCGAACCAAGAGCTTTACGGTTAACAGCCGTACCCCCCTGCCAATAGGGGCCGTGGAGAACAATTAAATATGGCCTTCCCCCAAAGAATCGAACTCTGCATTACGGGTTCGTAGCCCAAAAGCCGGAAACACCACCGGGGGGAAGATTGGTCTCTCTGGTAGGATTTGAACCTACGATCTTCTGGTCCCAAACCAGACGACTTACCAGACTAGCCTACAGAGAGATATTGGTGCCGCCACGAAGAGTCGAACTCCGGACATCCTCTTTACAAGAGAGGCGCTCTACCAACTGAGCTATGACGGCGAAATGGGGGGGAGGGAATTTTCCTTATTCATCTACTCACCCCGGTTATGAGAGGGTGAGTACAAGCGTCTCACCCGATCATGTCGGTTGATTTGGTCGCTTGGTAAACTGATGAATAATGTTTTCCATGAGGGGTACTTACTTCCTTGGTTCAGACCCGTCAACAGAAAAGGGAGGCCGAAGCCCCCCTGATCCGAGATATATGATCACCTCCATGTAAGAGGACAGCCAACCTCTATGTTATGCCACGGAAACAAAACCAGTTTCAATAAGAGAAAGGTCAGATCCTTCCCACGGAAGAGAAGTCGCAGGATTGATTTGGAAGTCGGTGATGTTGTACTGAAGCGGGAACCCAACTGGGATCGTCGCACTGTCATAGTCCACACCGGAGAGACGCACAGTGTGCTTCAGTCCTGTGGGTGAGTTCTGACCACGAGTCGTTTGGCTGACCATCACAAAGTTCGAGATGTTGGTCGCACCTGTGTAAGCACTCAGGTTCACCGTCTGACGTTGATCAGGAGCGATAGTTGTCATACCTGTGGTCGGATCATCATCGGCCAGAGCTGCAAGGCTGCCCTGCCATTGTTCGTATGCACCAGCACTGATGGGACGCAGAAGATCCAGACGAGCATTCCGAGTGTCACCGTCGGCGACGATGATTTCAGAGATATGCTGAATATCACTCAGGGTTTCCGTAAACGCACAACCCAAAGAGAAAGTGACAGGAGCCACGTAGTTGTTTGGGTTTGCGTTGAACAAGATTGTGCTGCCCAACGAGCCGTTGATGTAGACCTTCAGCTCGATCTTCAGAGTGGTAACTGTGTACTTGATGTCAACAAAACTGACTTTGCTGTCGGTCAGCGGGATTGTGCAGTCATCATTCTGAGGAGAACCACTACCATCATACAGGAAAGCTGTAAGAAAATACTTATAGGTTAAATTTACTTTGCGGATATGAACCAGGGTATTACCTTGGATGTCATAACATTTGAATAGAGTTTGAACACCGCTGTAGTCTGCACTACCTTCGTTGTAGATCCGGAAGTGGAACCACGTTTCATCTCCAGTCGAAGGATTGAACTGAGGAGAGTTCAAAGTTTCATAATTACTCATGGCAATCGAGTATGGAACGCGGGCAGAATCGAACGTACCCGAAACCGATCCCGCAACAGCAGTCGGCCAATGGGCAATGTTGTTTGAAGCGAAGAGGATATTGGGCATGATATGTTCCTTTGGTTCAGGTATCGGAATAAAGACGAACACTAATGTCGTCAATAGAGGCGTATCCAACGGTAGTCCCAAGATTGTTGAAGAAGATAGTTACCTTGATTTTCTCAGTCCCACTTGGGACATATTCAAGTTCGCTGAATTGGTGACTCCAGCTTTGGTTCTGAGTATTTATCAGAAGACCTTCAGTTGTAGTCCCCAAAACTGCATCAGCAGAACTAAGATACTGAACGGTGACTTGAACCCCATCCTGTCCAAGACGATTTTCCATCATAAACATATGGTTGCACATCAAAGTTCCATCGACCGCTTCAGCAATGTCACTTGCATTCAAAGCAACTGTTTGGAACATGGAGGATGATGAAGGTTGAATAGGTTCCTGATCCCCAAAGAAATGAGTTCCACTATAAGCAGTGACATCCCCAGAAGAAGAAATCGTCAGAGCTGCGATCGAACCCTCGGTAACAGTCCAACCTGTGAGATCCCCAAGGTCTGCACTTGGGTTGATCAATGGTAGATCAGCAAGACGAGTTGGCTGCCACATCACATAGGCTTCGTTGTGATAGAGTTGTCCACCTTCATCTCCACCAAGACCAGTGATGACAGCACCTGTTCCACTCATGACATCATCACGAAACTCAACCCACATACCTGTGGGAATCAAAATGATTTGTTGTTGAACATCTGTTCGTAGATACATCGAGATACCTGTGGTGATCAGAGTCTTGTGGTCAAACATGTTCTGTTTCAGATCTTGGCTCAGACCAGAAACAGCATACGTGAGATACTCTTCGTTGATGATGGGTTCGACCAGACCTGGAGTGATACCATTTGTAAGACCAACATCAACACCAAGGAAGTTCACGGCTGTGACTTCGCAGGTGATCTCAACATCATCGAATGAAAGACTGGTTGTGAGTGTCTTGCTGGTCTCACCGATCAACATGACTCCGTCAACATACCATTGGTAAAAGATGTTTGCTTTGGGACTGGCGTCAATGACACCAGGATTAACCGTCAACACTGATGGGATCTTGGAATCACCAGTCATATATGGAGGGAAAAGAAAGGTCGGGGCATACCGAACAATTGGAACAGCAGAACCCTGACCCAGCATTGAGGTATGCCCGCGTTCACCTTCCATGATGGACGGGTTGATGTGGCGAACGTCGATACGACGACGTTTCCACTCGTCCTGGGTATTGGTACGAATTACGGGCATATCTTATCCTTTGCGGAGATCACCAGCCACAGAGAAGGTCGCATCGCCAGTGGCGAGGATCCGGATGTCTGGCATGTTGGCCCGTGGGAGACGGACACAGTTCGAAGCCAGTACCGTGTAAGATGCTTCTGTTGGAGTGAACCAAACATCGTTCTGGTCTTTGACCTGAAACTGGATGTCCCCAGTATTCACAATACAAGTCACGTTGAGATCTACCGCACTCGGCCCAGCCGCGTAGGAGATGACATCCTCACCACCGCCTTCGGTCGAATCGACTGAAGTGTACCAAACGGGGGTGCAGGTGTAATTGGTTGTGCATATTGCCATTTTGTTGCTTTCCAGTCTAAGTTCAGGTTATAGGCGGACCATTGAGATCGCTTAACACACTATGAGGTAATCAGGCAATGCTGACACTAGGCGCAGTTCAGGAATCCCTTCCTGCACAACATCGACACAATATCACTCAAGATATGGTGAACCAACTGAACACTCTCTCACGAGATCCGGAAGAGGCTCGCAATATCCGAGATAACTTTGTGACATTCTCCGGAGTCTTGCAAGAAGGTCGATACAAGGTCGGTGATTACGTCCAAGCTGTGATGTACGTCTCCCACAAGATCATGGGCAAGACGAACATCGACTCGTATAAAGCTACGTTCCCCGATCGCTACAAAGCGATGAAGGACGCAGGCCGACAACCAAAAGACATTGCCTCCATGGTGACTGCTTACAACAAAGGCCAGCTCGTCACGAAAATCATGGAGCGTGCCATGGTTCCAACCTGGATCCTGAACCAGGATGTTTTCCAGGAAGCAATCAACACCCAGTATGAGCTGATGATGGACATTGATGTTTCTCCCAAAGTCCGGAGCGACGCAGCGAACAGTTTGCTGACTCACCTGAAGAAACCAGAGATCCACAAATCAGAGTTGAAAGTGGACATTGCCATGAACGATGGTATGGCAGCTCTCGAACAGCAACTGGTTGAAATGTCACGGAAACAACTCAATCTCATTGAGGATGATCCCAACACGTCGGCGAATGACATCGCTGCGTTGCCAATGAAAACGGTGAATCCATGATCCAGCAGCCAGACTTCGTCCCAGAGAAGACCGTCGATGACTACCTCAACGAGGTAGACTTCATGATGCTCAACAGCCACGCTGGATACATCCCCAGCGAGTTCTCACTGAAATTCATGAACTTCATCAAGCTGGTGAACGGAGATGTTGGCGAAGACAACAAAACTCCAGTCATGCACTTGGCAATGCTGGATAAATTGACCGGACGCGAGAAGAAGATTGCGAACCTCTGTGCTCGTGGTACGGCGAAGACGGCGCTCTTCATGGAATATCTGGTTCTGTATCTGGCCATGTTTGGGACACTCCCCAATTTCGGGGTTGTCTCAGGAATGCTGTATATTTCGGACAGCATGGACAACGGTGTGAAGTCAGCACGGAACTCGACTGAGTTCCGATACAACAATTCGGAATTTCTTCAAAGCTGGATTCCATATGCCAAGTTCACAGAGAACTATCTTGAATTTGAGAACAAGCGTGGACACCGTCTGGGTGTAAAGATGTTCGGTGCCAAATCAGGTATCCGTGGTACGAAGATCTTCGGTAAACGACCAGTGCTGGCCGTCATGGATGACTTGGTTTCAGATGCTGACTCAAAATCAAACACAGCAATGGAAGCCATCAAGGACACGGTATATTCCGGCGTCCAATATGCGTTGGATCCAACACGAAACAAGATGATCATGAATGGGACACCGTTCAACAAGAACGACATCGTCTATGAAGCGATCGAGTCCGGGGCATGGCACGTCAACGTGTGGCCGATCTGTGAGAAGTTCCCATGCAGCAAAGAAGAGTTCCGTGGAGCCTGGGAAGACCGGTTCACATATAAGTACGTGAAAGAGCAGTATGAGTCGGCCAAGAAAGAAGGCAAACTCAAATCATTCCGCCAGGAGATGATGCTGCGGATTACATCGGATGAGTCTCGCTTGGTTCAAGAAGCAGAGATCCTCTGGCGGCCACGAGCACCGGTTCTCCAAAAGAAGCAAAACTACAACTTCTACATCACGACGGATTTTGCAACTTCTTCAAAACAAACAGCCGATTACAACGTTCAGTCTGTGTGGGCATATAACGCTGCGTCAGAATGGCACTGGGTGGACGGAGTCGTCGTTCGCCAAACCATGGACAAAGCGATCGACCAATTGTTCGGGTTCGTGGATGAGTATGATCCACAAGGTGTGGGCATCGAGATCTCTGGCCAGCAGCAGGGCTTTATCCAATGGCTCATGAATGAGATGAATTATCGGAACAAGTTCTTCAACCTGACACGCCAAAAAGGTAAATCAGGAATCCGGCCAACAACAGATAAACTGGCTCGATTCAACATGGTAGTGCCTCTGTTCAAGTCAGGAAAGATCTTCTTTCCGACAGAGTTGAAAAACTCACAGGAATTGAGTATCTTCATTGAACAAATCGCCCTTGCAACCAAGGACGGAATCAAAGGCAAAGATGACTGCATCGACACAGTTTCGATGTTGCAGTACATGAATCCTTGGAAACCCAACAGCGAGACACAAGACGATGGGGACGATTCCACCGTTCGGTCTCACCAAATTTGGGGTAGCAATCTCTTGACATCAGATGATACAGATGAATCTGAATACGGATCATACGTGGTCTGATCTAACCATAAAGGTAAGCCAATGATCACGTTTCAGAATTTCAGTCAACGTCTCGCAACTGGGCAACTCAAAAACACCGCTGCGGTGGATGATGAGAACATGGGCGTCATTTGTCCTGAGTATTACCAGACGATCCTCAGCCTTACCAACCAGGGGTTGGTTGATCTCTCAACACGGTTCCCGCTTTTCAAAGGACAGGTCGATCTGACATTCGTCGATGGGCAGAATATCTACCCGTTCACAGAAGCCAATGTTGGTGGGACTTTGACAGACTCTACCGAAGAACCGTTCACTGATGACACGTTCATCAAGTTTCTGGATCTCTTTGATTCTGAAGGAAAACGTCACACGTTGAACAGCAATGGTCATATCCTGACACCGTCGTTCAACACGATGCGTTTCACAGATGCAAAGATCGAAGAGTTCACAAAGACTGCATCTCCTGATGTTGGTCGAGTTCGGATCCGCTACCAAAAGAAGCATCCCACTATCCTGAGTGCGGGTGAGATCAATCTGCCACCAAATTTGGAGACGGGCTTGCAACTATTCGTTGCAGCGTTGTATATCTCCCACATGAATGGTCCTGAGCATTCAGCCAAAGGCGATAGCTACTACGCAGCCTACCTCCGGCATATCGGCGAAGATGAGATGAAAGATCTCTCTTCAACCTCGGAAACTCATGAAAGTGATAAATTCACAGATCGAGGTTTTGTGTAATGTCGGAAAAAGACCCTAACCTCATTCTTGAGGTATTCAACCAACGAGCAGGTATCTTGACATTCATGGGAATGTTGGGTGGTTCTGTACGTGCAGTTGTTTTGAAGACCACATGGCGTGAAGGAATCCGGGTCGTGTTCGTTGGTGGAGCAGTTGCATTTGGTATTGGCGTAGTAGCACCGGTCATCATGGAACCATGGATCGGTGAACTACCAGAAAATATGGCTGGAGCTTTGGGGACTCTTACAGCCGCCTCCTTCCTTATCGGATTGGTGGCAGTGACGCTCGTTGAGCGGTTCATTTCCGGACCCAAAGAAGGGAAAGAAAATGACTGATGAACATTCGAAAGTATTTCGTGCTGAACGCACAACCCGAAATCGTGATGATTTTAAGGTTCTTATCATAGGACTGATGATTGGCATTGTAATGCTGCTGGTCTTCCCAATGGTGGGTCCAGTGAGTGACAAGTATTTCAAAGAGCGTCCATTTATCCAAGCGACTGTGGAAGTGATCCAGACAGACAACTATGAGCGTCCAATGCTTCTATATGATGCTGATGCAATTCTTTTGGTTGAAGCAACATGGATCGCAATCATTCGAGATGCTGACGACAACCGTCTGGCAACTCGTCATGGTACAGGCAATTATTCAACAGATAAAGACAGCCCACGTCTGTGGATATGGGCTGCTTTCTTCGACCAATTAGATGGGACAGAGCCACCTCTGGTTCCAGTTCAACCATTTAAGGTCTGCGTTCGTTATATCTCTGTGACTATCGACACACGGGTTTCTGATGAAACACCAGAAACTTGTAGTCTTATTTTCAATCCCGAAGAGGGAACAACCAAAATTACAGGAGAATAACAATGTATGCATCTCGTGAGTACCAAGGGCGTGTGAACGCCATTTTGCAAGCACCACGTCTTACTGTGGATGGGATTACCGGTCCCAACACACGAGCTGGTATCGCTGAAGCCATGAAAGTTCGTAAGGTCCGGAAACAAGAGGATCTTTTCGATCGTGGTGTACGAGGCGTCGTTTGGCACTGGACTGCTGGAGCTAATGGTCTGATCGAGCTGGAGAAGGAGGCTTACAACTTCCTGACTGACACCAAAGGCAACATCTACGACGGGAACAGCACCATCGCCGAACAGGTGATGTATGACTGGCGCAAAGGTATTGGTGCATCGCACACGAAGTCGATGAACACTGGCTGGGTCGGAGTCTCTCAAGATGCAATGGCCGGAGCCAATGGTTGGCCAATGAAGTGGGGCAGCCACCCGATCACATGGGAAGGCACCGATGCGATGCTGGAGAAAACCTGGGAGATCTGTTGCGAATACAACATTCCAGTCTCTCCTTGGACAACTCTGAGCCATGCTGAAGTTCAGCAAACTCTGGGTGTCGCACAGAGAAACAAATGGGATTACATGGTTCTTCCTGGTTATGACAAACCAAGTGATGCAGTGAAAATCGGAAACGTTCTTCGTGCTCGTATGCTGGAGAAATTCGGATGAAACAGTATCTGAACGTTGTGTTGATTGTTGGGGGTCTCGCCCTGTTGGGCGGGACTTTTGCCTATGGATACCACAAAGGATCTGTCAGCGAGATTCAGAAGATCGCCGATCGCACAGCCGAGAAACAACAAGAATTGCTGGATCTCGGAGATGTAGTACGGATGCAGACAGAAGCTCTTCGCCAGATTCAACGTGAAAAAGAGGACTTGATCAATGCACTTGAAAAAGAAGCCACTGCGGCTCCTAATTCTAACAAGCCTGGCATTGCTACTACTGGGGGGATGCAGCGGCTCGAACGTCGGTGGGGTCCGAGTCCAGGAACTTCCGACTGATGTGGCTGAACCATGTCCACATCCTTTGGACGTGATCAAGGGTGTATCAGGTTCCACTGTTGGTTCAGATGAAATCCGAATGGGTCGCCTTGGCGATGCACTTATTGAATGTGGCGTTGAGAAACAAATTACTGTAGACGCAAACCAACAACTCATTCAGATCTTTCGAAACTAGGAGTCGAATCGTGAAAAATGACAACGACATGATTGAGAACGATGTTTCGTCTAAAAAGACGGACAACGACCCTGTGTCTGAAATCTACAACCCTTCGGATCTGAACAAAGTTGCGAGTGAGAAACTCACAGACTGGAAAATCGAACCGTCGGTCGCAGATCTCAAAGGAGATTTGGATTATGCACGGCAAGAAAACACAGACCAGAAAAGCAACGTTGATGGTTGGTTGAACCTCCGTAACGCCACTGGTGCTGAGTCAGGCAAGAAAACCAAAACAGTTGGACGCTCTTCTGTTCAGCCAAAGCTGATCCGGAAGCACAACGAATGGCGTTATCCTGCGTTGAGTGAACCATTCCTGAACACGGAACGTATGTTCAACATCAACCCCCGTACCTTTGAAGACAAAGCATCAGCCGACCAGAACCAGTTGATTCTCAACTGGCAGTTTGACACGAAGCTCAACAAAGTCGATTTCATCGACCGGTACGTCCGCAAGACTGTGGATGAGGGTACTTGCGTTGTGCGTGTGGGCTGGGAACGTAAGACCGAAAAGGTCAAAGTTCTCAAGCCTGTGTATGAATATACCCAACTGGAAATGGGTGATGAAGAAGGTATGCAGATGCTGGCTCAGGCAACTGAGATGGCGACATCTGATCCTGAAGCATGGGAAGCTGATCCATCTATCCCGGATGAACTTCGGGCCGCCGTAGAGTTTGGTTTGGAAAACCAGGAAATGGTTGTGGCTGTTGAGATTGATGAAGAGTGGGTCCAAGAGAACAAGATCACATACAATCAACCATCTCTGAAGATTATTGATGTTGCGAACTTCTTCATTGATCCCTCGTGCGATGGTGAGTGGGAAGATGCTCAGTTCATGATTTCTACGTTTGAGTCCACAAAGTCGGAACTCAAAAAACGTGGTATCTACAAAAACTTGGACGATGTGAACTGGGGTGCAAACCAGATCAAAGCTCAGGTCGGTGATCCAGATCATGAGACAACAACTCCGATTGCAGACGGTCGTCTGAATCAGGACAAGTCCAAAGTGCTGGTCTATGAATACTGGGGTGAGTGGGATGTCCATGATGATGGGGTGATGATCCCAATCGTGGCCACGTTCATCGGTGACACGATGATCCAGCTCGCAGAGAACCCTTTCCCTGACCGGAAGCCTCCGTTCGTCATCGTTCCTTACATGCCTATCCTTGGTTCAATCTGGGGCGAAGCAGATGCTTCTCTCCTCCAGGACAACCAGCGTATCCTTGGTGCTGTCACTCGTGGCACGATCGACCTTTTGGGTCGTTCGGCGAATGCTCAGTCTGGGTATTCCAAAGGTTTCCTGGATCCAGTGAACCGGAAGCGTTTCACCAACGGTGAAGATTTTGAATTCAACCCCAATGAGGATCCTCGTGTTGCCATCCAACAGATGCAATATCCTGAGATCCCCAACTCTGCACTGACCATGATGCAGCTCCAGAACGCTGAAGCTGAAGGTCTGTCCGGGGTCAAGAGTTTCTCAGGTGGTATCTCTGGCGAAGCCTATGGCCAAGTTGCTCGTGGTATCTCTGGTGCGTTGGATGCGGCTGGCCAACGTGAGATGAATATCCTTCGTCGTCTGGCTGAAGGTATGCGTCTGATTGGCCGCAAGATCATCTCGATGAACGCTTTCTTCCTCGAAGAGAAAGAAGTCATTCGGGTCACAAACCGTGAGTTCGTTGAAATCAAACGAAAAGATCTCTCTGGTGCATTTGACCTGATCGTGGACATCTCCACTGCACAGGTTGATGAGCAAAAAAGCCAAGACTTGGGAATGATGCTCCAGACAATCGGTCCAGATATGGACCCTGGTTTGAGCAAGATCATCTTGGGTCAGATTGCTGATCTCAAGCGTATGCCTGAGCTGGCAGAGCAGATCCGCTCCTATGAGCCTCAGCCTGATCCGCTTCAGCAACGTCTCGCTGAACTTCAGATTGAAGAGCTGGAAGCCAAGATTGAACTCGACAAAGCTCGTGCAACAGAAGCAATGGCACAAGCTGAGAACAAAGCTCTCGATACTGAGCTGGAGTCAACCGGTTCGAAGCATCAGCGTGATGTTGAGAAGATGGGTGCTCAGGCCCGTGGCAACCGTGATCTCGAAGTCACCAAGGGTCTCCTGAAAGGGGAGACTCCTGCTGGACAGATCGAAGCTGCTGTTGGGTACAACAAGATGGTCGAAGATTCCGACCGTGAACAAGCCAAACCTGAAGTTCCTCTGGGGCGTCCTCCTGCTCCAGAGCAGACACTTCCTATGGCTCCTCTCCAGAGTCTCCAAGAACAACCCCTTGCTTTTCCTCAGTAAAGCAGGTTACGAACGACCCACTGTAACATATCAACCACAAAGGACGTGGCAATGAACCTTTATGAACAAAATGCGAACGATACCGAGGAAACCGCACACCTCACCATGGAACAGTATCAGGAGTATAAAGCCTCCTGTGAAGATCTGCTCCGCAAGGCAAAGGCCGCTGAGAAATTGGCTGAACTGCCAGAGTTCAAAGAGATCGTCATGGATGCGTATTTTGACCAAGAGCCAAAGCGGCTTGCTGGTCTGATGGCAACTGGTCGTCTTTCTGACAAGCAGTTCGACGAGTGCATCGGTGAGCTGAAGGCCATTGGTTCCATGCGGACCTTCCTCCAAGATTTCATCCAGAAGGGCAACATTGCTCAGTCTGAGTTGGACAACCTTGAGGTGGCCTGGAATGAAGCTGTTGAAGCCAACAGCACAATCGAGGGGAGTGTCCAGTAATGGCTGATCCAGAAAACACACCGATCGACATCGAGTCGATGTCTGATGAAGACTTTATGAAACTGGATCCCTCTCAGATGCAAGAAAATGCGTCTGCTGAGGAAAAGGAGATTGTTGATGAGAATACTGATCCAGATGGTGAAAAAGATCTTGATGATCCCGACGCTGGTTCAGGCGAAGTCGATCCAGATGATGCTCCATCCGGATCTGATTCTGACACCTCAGATGGAGAAGATCCTGATAAAAACGAATCAGATGAAGGGGAAGAAGACTCTTCTACTGACAACCCAGATGCGGGTGATGCCGACAAACCTCCAGTCAAAGATTCCGAAAAGTCGAAGAAACCTGATGCCCCGAAAGGAGAAACAGACAAGTCAGCAAAGCCAGATGATTCAGAAGAACCAGAGAAGAAAGCTGACAAAGAGGCTGCTGGAGACGCAAAAACCTCTCCAGAAGATGCGATGGATTTCTACGACAAAGTCACTGCATCGTTCAAAGCAGATGGTCGGGATGTTCAGGTAAAGACTCCTGAAGATGCTATCCGTCTGATGCAGATGGGTGTGAATTACTCTCGCCGTATGCAGGAAATGAAACCCCTGCGTGCTCAAGACCAGATGCTGAAGTCCAACGGTCTGAATGATCCGGAGAAGCTGAACTTCCTTATCGACCTGTCAAAAGGCAACAAGGAAGCAATCAAGCAACTCCTCAAGGATTACAAGATCGACCCTGTGGACATCGACACCTCGACAGAAGATTCGCCCTATCAGGCGAACAACTATCAGGGTGATCCAAAGGATTTGGCGTTCGACGATGCGATCAAAGAGACCATCTCACAAGATGGTGGACGTGAACTCATTAGCGATATTAACCGGGATTGGGATACAGTTTCAAAAGAAGCTCTGCGAGATCAACCTACTATCTTCCAAAATATACTTGCACAAAAACGTTCAGGAGTTTATTCGAAGATTCAAGACGAATTGAAATACCAGCGGACAATGGGTTATCTAACCGACGTTCCCTTCCTTCAAGCCTACCATCAGGTAGGTGAGGCGATGCAAAAAGCTGGGGTTTTCAATTCTGAACCAGAAGTCCAACCAAAAGCGAAAGCTCTTGGCACTGGCACCCGGAAGGCTGCTCCCAAGCCGAAAACTGAGCAACCCACTCCAAACGTCTCATCGGCAACTCCACCCCGATCCGCACCATCAAATGATGGCGGACATCCTGAACCGGATTACTCGTCCATGTCAGATGAAGAGTTCAAGAAGTTGGCTCCTCCTGGTTAAGACAGAATCCAATTGAGAAGTTTGAAAAGGAAACACCATGGCTCAATTGTATAACGCTCCTCCGGGTACGCCTTCGGACATTGGTCCGCAGTTCAACACCCATTACTGGGATCGTCGTTCTCTGATCGACGCTGCCGAACAGATGTTCTTCAGCCCTCTGGCTGACGTTCGCTCCATGCCGATGCACTACGGTAAAGAGATGAAAGTCTACTTCTACGTTCCTCTGCTGGACGACCGCAACGTCAACGACCAAGGTCTCGACGCTTCGGGTGCTGTCACAGCTAATGGTAACATGTACGGTTCGAGCAAAGACGTCGGTCTGATCTCTGCCCGTATGCCTACCCTGACTGAAGAAGGTGGTCGTGTTAACCGTGTCGGTTTCACTCGTCTGGAACGCAACGGTACTCTGCAAGAGCACGGCTTCTTCACTGAATTCTCGGACGACATGATGACTTTTGATACCGACTCTGACCTCTACAGTCACATGTCGCGTGAGATGGTTGCCGGTGCCAACGAGATCACTGAAGACCTTCTGCAAATTGACTTGCTCTCCAACGCTGGCACAGTGGTTTACACCGGTGTGGCAACTCAGGACAGCGAGATCACTGGTGAAGGTGCGAACCCCTCGGTCGTGACGTTCATGGATCTGAAGAAATTGAGCATCGTGCTCGATGACAACCGGACTCCGAAGAACACCAAGATCATCAAGGGTTCGACGATGAACGATACTGCGACAATCAATGCGTCGCGCATCATGTACATCGGTTCTGACCTTCAGATCACTGTCGAGAATATGGTCGATGGGTTGGGCAACCCAGCGTTCGTTCCTGTTCGTAAGTACGCTGCTGCTTCGACAATCATGAATGGCGAAATTGGTTCGGTCGGCGACTTCCGTATCATTGTTGTTCCAAACATGATGAACTGGGAAGGTGCTGGTGCTGTCGCAACTGCTTCCAACCTGGGTTACGATGACGATGGTGCCAACTACAACATCTTCCCGATGCTGGTTGTTGGTGACGGCTCCTTCGCAACTGTCGGCCTGCAAGGGTCTGGCAAAAAAGGTACGAAGCAGAAGTTCAATATCATCGTGAAAAAACCTGGTAAGGAAATGGCAACGATCCAGGATCCTTACGGTAAGATTGGTTTCAGCTCGATCACGTTCTACCACGGCTTCATCGCCCTGCGTCCTGAGCGTCTGGCTGTTGTCAAAACTGTTGCGGCTGAGTAATCAGCTCTAGGGGAAGGGGGCTAGAAATAGCCCCCTTTCTCACATTTTAATCCCACTCAACTGAAAGAGACTTTCAATGAACATCAGTAAACTCGCACCCGCTGAAGCCATTGAGGCTGTCACGGCAATGGAAACTGTAGAACAACTCCGTGAAGCAGCAACCTCAATCAACGTCACATTCTCCGGCAACACCGGTGAGGCTACACTTCGGAAGAAGCTCATGGATACTTTGAAATCTGATTTGAACAAACTCGAAGTCGATGAGACTGTCCCCGATGCTGAGGAAGAAGAAGTCCCTGATTTTGGTGGTGAAGACACAACCGAAGATGGGATCCAATCGACTGCTGGCCCAGCAAAAACCGGCCCGACAATGGAAGAGATCCTGAAGATGGATCCGAACCAGATCACTGATCCGCAGCTTCTGCGTCAGGTGGTTCGTGCCAAAGCACTTCGTTTGCACCGTGTGAAGATCACCAACTTGGATCCAAGTGATTCACAGCTCAATGGTGCCATCATTACAGCCGTGAATAAATTCACCGGCAAAGTGGCGAAGTACATCCCTTTCGGCGACGAAGAAGCACCGAACGGATACCACGTCCCTGAGATCCTCCTGAACCAGTTGAAAAACACCAAGTTTCCTCTGCGTCGTGAGATCAAAGGTGGGGCATTCGGCGTCAAACGTTACAAGACCACGATGATCAACAAGTTCAATATCGAGACTCTTCCTCCGCTGACGAAGAAAGAGATTGAAGAACTGGCCAACCATCAGCGTGCATCCCACGCTATCGACAGCTAAGCAGTTTCCCTGTTAAGGCAGGGAGACCAAGAAATTGAGAGAGGAATTCAGAGATGCCCGTAAATGACTGCAATGCAGATGGACAGGCAAATGCTCTGTTTACCTCTCTCACCGCAGACTCTCCAACGCCTCCAACGTTGGATCTGTCTGATTCCAAGTATGACTTCAGTGCTGATGCCAGCTCCGAGCTGTACAAAGACATTCAGACAGTCACTCTCGAACAACTGACTGAGGTCAATCTCGAAGGCGACGGTGTCTTTGACAAACTCATGCAAGCCATGGATCAGCATATCCAGCGTGAGTACAAAGGGAACCGGATCACCGGGGACCAATATGCCAAAGTTTACACAGATGTGAGCACCGCTGTCCTGGGACAGTCGGTCTCTTTCCTGTTGCAGAAAGACCAAGCCAAGTGGGCTGCCATCACTGCTCAGATGCAAGCACGGATTGCTGAGATCCAGGCAACTGAGGCTCTGATCAACCTTGAGAAAACCAAGGTCGAAGCACAACAGTCTGTCTTTGAAATGCAGAACGCTGGAGCACAGTATGCTCTGACGAAGATGCAGGTTGCCAATGCTGATGCAGCTTACTGCCTCACACAAGCACAGACTGAAGGTGAACAGTACAAGCGTAACTGGCTCATGCCAGCAGAACTGGCGATCCAGGAATACACACGCAGCAACATCCTGCCTGCTGAATATGCTGCGAAGCAGGTTACATCCGATCGGATTCTTCCTGCTGAAGCAGCGATCAAGGAATACCAGAACCGTGTTCTCCAGCCGCTCGAAAAAGATCTACAAGAGTTCCAGCGTGATCAAACACTGCCAACACAACAAGCAACTGCTGAGTACCAACTCAACCAGATGATGCCTGTTGCTCTGGGTAAAGAACAGCACCTGCTGAACTTCCAGCTCCCAGCTCAGACAAACCTGATCAACGAGCAGAAGGAAGTTCAGCGTGCTCAAACTCTGGAGACACGTTCAGATGCTCTGACTCCAATCAGTGGTCTCCTGGGTCGCCAGAAGAACCTGTTGGAGATGCAAATCGAACTGACCAGCGAGCAGCATGAGAATGAGCGTTCCAAGACAATGGATACTCGTTCGGATGACTCCACACTGGTTGAAGGTCTGAACGGTAAGCAGATGGATCTGTATGACCAGCAAATCGACAGCTTCATCAAGGACGCCAAACAGAAGGCTGCCAAGATGTATCTCGATGGCTGGATCACCCAGAAAACTCTGGATGAGAACTTGGCTGCTCCTGTTGAACTCAATGTTCCATCGGTCAGTGCTGTTCTTGAATCTCTGCGGTCGGCCAACAGCTTGTAAGGAGATCAACCCATGGGTCTCTTTGGTAGCAAGAAAATCTACGTCTCCAGCTCGATTTACAATCTGGCTGGGGACGAATTGGATCGTCCAAACTTCCTGAAATCGAGTCTCTTTGCAGCGGTCATGAACCCATACGATGCGTATCTGGGTGATACCATTGTCGGAAACTATCTGACTGGACCGGGCATTATGCAGCGGTCTTTCTTCAATTGGTCTGTGCGTAACGACATTGCTGGGCTGCCCACATTGGATGTGTCCAACGCAACAACGATCGACCCTCTGCTTGTTCAGCCTTTGGTTCCAGTGCCTTCAACTCCTGCGGGTCAGGTGATTCAAGTACAGACAGCCGTACTGACTGACGGAGACTATGGTCTCTGGGCAGAACAATGGATCTTGGAGAATGATCCAAGTGTGATCGACACAGACTGGGTGGCTGATTATGACGAAGACACAAACGAGATCACAATCCAGTTTGAAGGTGGTGGGACAACTGTCTTCAATCCAGTCGGCTTCAACAAGAACAACAAATATATCGTTGCCAAATACTCGTCTGTAGTCCCATCAGCATCAGAACCTCTGGAAGTTGGAACCAAGATTCTGAGTGTCAGTTCGACACCATCAACCACAAGCTATGTGCTGGACTCAACAGTCAACACAGGGGTGGTCAATTACAACCTGGATCAGATCGTTGAAGTGACCAAATCATACAGTGATGGAAGCTCTGGTACATTCACCTCCAGTGCTCAGAACGTGAACCAAGGCTTTAACAGTCTGCTGAACACCTGGAATCGGACTGATTACGTTGGTTCAACAGCAGGTGGGGATGACGTCTCAAACATCGAGAAGTGGCTGTATATCTGGGAACGTCGTGAGATCTACAATAACACTGTGGGGACCACGGTCGTTACGACAAATCCGAATACACCCTCACCAGGGGTGACGGAGACTGTCTCGACAAAAACCAAAGGAGATTGGCTCCGCCCTATCTACGATCATCAGCTCGACACACAGGAAACCATTGAGGACAATGTGATCCTGAATGGTGTGTGGATCTACCAGATTGGGACTGGCCAGTCCACACTGGATGCTTTGGTGGATGAAGAAGCGAATGAACCAAGCCCGGATTACTACCCATTTATTCCTATTCGTTTGAACAACGTAGGGCTTCGGGAACCAGTGTTTGATGACCTGTATGCTGAAAGCAAACGGGCATACAAACGTGCAACTGGTGGTCCGATGGAGGGCAACAATATCGACAAGATCCTCGACGAAGTTGAGGCAAACGAAGATATTGGAGACATCGACTATTCCTATGTTCAGTGGGGTGTGTCGGTGAACGTGTTTGATCCTGCTTGTCGCCGGTACATGTATGAGTGGTTCAAAAACCAGATCCCATATCAAAACACATCTCCATCGACGATGACTAATTTTACAAACTCAGTCACCAACTATGAAGCCGATATGGCCACATATACGGAGTGGCTTGAGGGTCAAGGTGATAGTGGTGATGCGTTGTTTGGGGAACCTCGTCCTCCAAAACCAACAATCTCAGAACCTCCATCGACGACAGTTCGTCTGGTTGCAGATCACCCTCAATTGGGTGGTTTTGATAACCGTTTCACATGGGTAAATATCACTGAAACTTCTCATACTGGTTTGGGTAAAGCTGGTGCTGTTCCAGGAGACATCTGGTGGGATACAGGTGATACTCTGAGCTGGAGTGTTCAGACTGGTTCAACAGGACGTGATGGGGATTTTCTGCCCATGTTCACGGTCAACACTCTAGACGAAATGGTGTTGTTCAAACAAACCGGGGTCAACACGTACTCGAAGATGTCCATTTGGGGCATGGTTCATGAGAACTTCATCTATGGTGGTAAGGCTGTACGGACAACTCTGGCTGAAGGTGTTGCAGATACTGCTGAGTCTGTCTTCATCATACCTCTGCACGCTCCAACGGTGAAAACTCTGGGTGTGAAAGACTTCACCCAAATGGCTCTGTCAAACACGTTTATCACCTTCAACTCGTACAAGGTCGTGAAGAAGAAGTGGTATCAGACATTCCTCGGAATGTTGTTCATCGTGATTGCCATCGTTGTGGTGTCTGCTCTGATTGCTCCGTCTGCCGTAGGGGGTGCCTCTGGGGTATTCGGAACCAACGCTGCTGTGGGTGGTGCTCTGGGTCTCACAGGTACAAGTGCGATCGTTGCTGGTGCTGTGACCAACGCCATTGCTGCTGTCGTCATTGCACAGGCTGTAGGTGTGGCCTCTGTGGCCATCTTCGGTGAGAAGTGGGGTGCCATCATTGGTGCCATCGTAAACTTCGCCATCAGCTTTGGTGTGGCAAATGGTTTCTCGAACCTGACTCTTTCCAACATGATGAACCCACAAACACTTCTGCAATTCTCTTCTGCTCTGGCAAACGGATACCAAGGCTTTGTTATGGCTGAGATTGGTGAGATCAATGCTGAGATGGAAGAGAACAAGGATGCTTATGAAAAAGCGACCAAAGATATTAACGACTTGATGCGTTCCATGGGACTCACAGATGACTTGATATTTGATCAGATGAGCCTTACTGACAGTGTCAAAGGCAATGGGTCAAAGCAAGTTTCGGGGACGTATCTTCCAGAAACGCTTGATCAGTTTATCGGACGTACAACCATGACTGGTTCGGACGTTGTAGATATTACCCTTTCCATGGTATCTGAGTATTCAGATCTCCAGCTCACCCTGCCAAAAAACTAAAGGATAAAGCTCATGTCAGGATACAACCCAGTGATGCCACAAATGACAGGTATGGGAGACACTGCAATGAATGCCGCCGTAGCCGGTGGTGCCACAGGTGGACAACAACAAGGTGCAGAGATGGGTGATTTTTCAAGCACATCAACTGGTACCATCTTCAACACAAAAACTGGTGCTGTCCAGTCACCCGGCTTCTTCGGTCAAGGTGGTATGGCCGAGATCGGTCTTGGTGCAATTTCAACACTTGGCTCACTCTGGAACAGCTTCCAGCAGAACAAGATCGCCAAGAAGTCTTTGGCTCTTCAAAAACGAACATTTGAAACGAATTTGGCGAACCAAAAACAGACATACAATACGGAACTGACTGACCGTATTGAGAACCGCTATCGTTCTGAGGGTCGTGAAAACTACCAAGAACAGGCTGACGCATACGTCGAGGAAAACCAACTGTAAGGATTGCTCACATGGCACGACTCACTATTGAACAAATCAAAGCACCTGATCTTTCAGTTGCTTCTCAAGCTACTACTCGTGCTGGTGAAGCATTTCAACGTGGTATGAGCAGTGCCTCTGATCTTTTGTCTAAGTATCAGGAAGGTCTGACAGCTCAGGGTGACGCCGAGCTGACAAACCTCCTTGCTGGGGCCAAGAACGAAGATGAGTGGAATGCCATTGTGGCTTCAACTGATTTCTCGAAGATGAATCTCTCTGAAGGTATGCGGGCGAATATCATCAACCGTCGGGACAATGTTCTGGGGTACGAACAAGATCGTGCTACACGTCGTGAAATAGATGCTTCAACACTTTTGACTGGCGCTCAGACACGAAACACTGATGCCACTGCTGCTCGTACACGGAACCAGATTGGCTTGGATAATAATCAAGATGCACGCCTACAAGACAATCATGACTACAAAACTACTCGTCGTGAGCAGCTTGGTGGTTTGGTCGGTGCTGTTCTTGAATCAGAACGTGATGGTCGAACCAATGGGTATCAACAACCTGCTCCTGCTGGTACTAACCTCGGTCCCCGTGCTGATGGATCAGGTCTTCGTGACCCAAGTGGATCCAGTGGTTCAGACCAACAGATTGCCTATCGGAATGCTATCGCTGCAATTGAAAGTGATGGTTCCGGTGGATACGATGCTATTGGTGCAACCAATCCAACTCTGGGACGTGCTCTTGGACGTTACCAAATTATGGAAGCAAACCTTCCTGCTTGGTCTAAACGTGCTTTGGGTCGTGAAGTCTCTGTTGATGAATTCATGGCAAATTCTGATATTCAGGATGCAATCTTTGATGATCGCTTTGGTGGGTATGTTGAGAAATATGGTGAAGAACGTGCTGCTCGTGCATGGTTTGGTGGTCAAGGGAACATGAACTCTACTTCTGGTTCAGATGCCCATGGTCGTTTGACCATTGGTAATTATGGTCAGGATTTTCTGAGCAACCTTAAAGGTGGAAATCAGAACCCCAGTGCTCGTGCTCGTGCAACACAGAACCCGAACCAAGGTGGTGCAGCACGAGATCGACTTTATGCCGCTCTTGGCAACACTACTCATTTGGATCCAGCTACTGCTCTTAGTATTACAGGCAATGATTATGATTATGCCACTACAGGACAGGGTGCGATCAACGCTGAGAATGATCGTATTAGTTCAGAGCGTTTGAACGCTGCTATTGTAGCTGGTATTGAAAACCCAGAGATCTTCCGTCCCGGAGAACTCACTAAGAATGTATTTGACACTCCGGGTCTAACAGATGCTCAACGTCTGCAAGCTATTCCTACAGCACGTCAAGCTGAAGAAGCTGCGGGAACTCTTTACACCCCATCAGTGAAACCCAATGAAGTGCTGAATGCTGCTGTTCAGTCTCAAATTGATACGGATACTCGAAACTTCGAGAACTCACCTTCGTACTCATTCATTAAGGATGCTGAGGCATACAGTTCTGACCCTGTTGCCTCTCTTCAACAAAAGCTTGATCTGTCGAATGATCCTCAAGCTCTGACAGAGGAGACATCCAATAACCTCATGCGCTATATTGATGACATCGTATCCAAGAACCCCAACGTATCTCGTGGAGAAGTTGTGGCTGCGATGGAGCGTAGCTTTATCAAAGATCCGGGAGATGATGATAACTCATCCTTCTGGTACAACAGTGATATGACACCTAACACTATTCGTCGTCGTTTCCCTGAAGAAAAGATCACAGAACTCCTAGGTCGGTTTGCTGGTCCAGAAGCCCGTAACCGTTTTGACTCACAAGCTCTCTCTAACCTATCCACACGGGATGGTATTGCCAAATCTCAAGCCAAACGGAATGAGCTTCTGTCTCAGGCACAACTGTATCCTGATGGTAGTCCAGAACAACAAAAACTGTTGCAGGAAGCTCAAAACATTGAAAACCAACTGTATTCAGGTAATTCTCAACTGACTGTAGAGCGTAAGCTTCGAGAGTATATTGAAGATAAGCCTTCGATTGTTGAACGTTTGTCTGGTCTTAATCCTAATTCTATGGAATACGAGAAAACACTAGCAGATATTGAAGTAGGCATCCAAAACGATTCTTCCCTGACAAAGACAGATAAGAAGCTGATGATTGCCGCTCTACGAGGGTAAAGTTACCATGGTTGAATACACTAACTCTCCATTGAAAAATCCTGATTTCTTTAAGCAATCGGCCAGTTCAAAGCTGGCCGATAGTCTTACAGAACCTAGTAATGTTACTGCTGCGGTAGTTGCTGATCGAGAAGGGAATGCACGGGCAGGGTCTGAAATGGATCAAGCCATCCTTGGCGGGATGAGTTATGGGGAGTTGGTATACAATTATGGTAAAGAGGTTGCTGACCGTGTTGGTAATGCTCGTGTCTCAGAAGAACTGGGACGCCAGAACCGCATCCTAAATGCTGAACAGAATACCGCACAAATTGTGGGTGATACAGCCATTGGTTTCGGTTCTGGTTTTGTGAACACAGTGGGTTCTATCATCGGTGCAGGGATTGGTGGTATTGGTGCTCACGATAAGTTTTGGCACGGAGAGAATTATGTCAATGATGCCATTTCGAACTATGCAGTGGATTACACAGAGAGCACACGGGAAGTGACTCAGTGGATGAAGAGCTTTCAGTCAGATGAACTACGAGACCGTCGGGGTCTGAGCGGTGTTGAAGCTCGCCTCGATGCTGAAGACAACCTTGCAGAATATGAACGTCAAACAGAAGGTCGTGAAGCGACCATGGTTGATGACTTGGCTTGGGTTGGTCGTGGTTTCCTTAACAATGTAGGACGTGTTGGCGGTGATCCTGCTCTGGCAACTGATTATATTGCTGGAGGTCTTGGTTCATTGGGACCAAGTTTAAAGATTGCTTCCTTCGCTTCCAAGGCAATAACATCAACTTCAACGTTTCAATCTGCAAAGATCGCAAACGCCATTGCTCCCACACAGGGAACACGATTTCTAGCTATGGGAGCTGACGCTGTAAACCGAGGTGCTATCGCTGCATCTGTCGGTGCAACTGAAGCTTCTGGTGTTTACTCTCAGACAGTCAATGAAGTCTTGGGTCTTACCCATGGCGAGTTGCTGGACATGTCTCCAGAATATTCTCGTATGGTTGATGAGGGTATTGATCCAGACGATGCCAAAACAACTTTGGCTGCCAATGCTGGTATTGAGGCTTTCAAGACATCTTTCCCAATGGCTGCTGGTCTGGGCATTGTTGCTGGTAAATTTGAAGCCATGCCTCTGTCTACTTTCCGTGGTTCAGGTTTCATTGGTGGCCTCCGCCAGGTAGGTGCTCAGACTCTTGAAGAGGGCGGCCAAGGGTTCACTGGTCAGGTCGCTACAAACGACGCTCTACGTGAGACAGGAGTAGATCCTGAGCGTGATGTACTGGAAGGTGCTCCAGAGGCTCTGGCCATCGGTGTTATCACTGGTGCGGGTATGGGTGGTGTCATGGCGACACCTTCTGTATTCCGTCGTCCAGGTCCAAAAAGCAATCCTGAGAGTGCTGAACAGGTCGAACGTCGTATTGAGAATGCGAAGAACAACGATGAGTATCTGCGTGAACAGTACAACGTTGCTGATGACATTGCACAAACTCGTATGGCAGTTCTTGAAGGCAAACAGGAACCAATGACTGAGCAAGAACTCGATGAATATGAGTTCCTTCTCGACAACTCAAATGATCCTGATGCCGTTGGACGTGCATACGGTATCATCAATCGTGAAGACCAACGTCCCGCTGTTGAGCCAGAAGTACAAGAGAAGTCTCCTGCTGGTAAGGCTGCAAGTGCATTGGCTTCTGCTGCTGGATCTGTGGCTCGTGGTAGTGGAAGTGCTCTGGATACTGCTGCCAAGAACCTTGAGAACAACCCGCAAGCAATGGCTGCTCTGCGTGGTGTGAAAGCTGCTAGTGCCAAAGTGGCTGAGAAAGCTGCTCCAGTTGTGGATGCAGTCAGTGAGAACGTGGCTGATTACAACACTCGCCCCGATCGTAAAATCCAGGCTGAAAGTATCTCATCTGGTTCACGGATTGTGGAGCTGGCTGAGAAAGAACTGTCCACTCCAATTGCCACTGATCTGTCAGATAAGGATGCTATCAAAGCGGTAGCCTTCAAAACTGCTGTTCGAGATGTTGCACGTAAAGCTGCTTCCGGTTCAGTTCCCAGCACATTCTCTGGTTCAACTCCTGAGAACGCTTCGACCCTGGGACGGGTTCAAGGCGTGCTGACGAAACTCGCAGAGAAGGGTATCCGGATCAACAAGATGAGCGATAGCGATGTGCTCTATGCCTCAACTGAGATGCAGAATCTTCGCAATGCTATTCCAAGTCTGCCTGCTGCTATGCAGGTGGAGGTGAAAAAGATCATCAATTCCAAGGACTTTGCTTCTATTCAGAAGCGTGTTTCACGGATTGATCTCAACGAGACACAGAACCCAGATACTCCGATCACTGATTCAGTGGTTGCTGAGACCAAAGCTGTGGCTGTGACCAACCCAGTGAACCTGAACTCTGATGTGGTGACAAAGATCCTGGAGCAGGATGATCGTACCGATCTGACTGCCAAGGACATCAAGTTCATGCGTGTGGGTAAACGGATTTCCGATGCCATCACAGGCCGTACCGGTGCTCAGGCTGAACTGAAGAAAGAAGAGAACGTCGCTCTGTCTCTGAAACCAGAATATGCAGAAGGGAAGAAGAAACTCCCTCTGATCAAAGCGATTTCTCGCAACGTGACAATCGGTACTGGGAATGTGAAAGCACCCAGTGTTGCTGAGTTTGCTGGTTCAATTATGCAAGGTCTCCAATCAGAAACTGGCACAGTTGAGATCGACGGTGTTGCAACCGAAGTCGGTCAAGTTGTGAGCCATTACAAGAACTTCGCACAGCACATGATCAACAAGGTCGGTGCTCTGAATGCTTCCCATAGTAAGCAGGATCAGAATGGCAAAGGCACAAACGAGATGTTTGAGAGCCTGGGTCAGAACCGTAAAATGGTGAAACCTGGTGAGCCGGGGAATGCGAAGTCTGTGTTCTATCACAGCTCGTCTCCTGGTTCGGTGAGTGCTGCTCGTGAGATCCATGCTGATGCTGTGGCCACGG